ACGCAAGAATATTAGTTGTGGCTGCCGTCTCTGAAATCTCAATCGTGCAGTTATTCGTCAGAATTCCACCCGATGTTGTTAGCCCCCAGTATCGGGTAGCTACTAATGATAGCCAAGACCCGACAGGAGATGAACCGCCCTCGTTGATCGCGTCACCACTGTTTAGCGTCAATCGGATTGAGTAGTCTGCCGCAACCCCTGCGCCGGTCAGCCATGTGTACGCGAACGGTGTACCGGACGTAATTGAGACTAGACCGCTATTTCCGGCGCTGAATCGCACAGTAGAGGTCGCGGGTGTCGTTACAACGTTAAAGTAGGACGCGCTCGCTAGATACGCGCCCAACGCGGTAGATGCAGTAGTGCCAAGGCCAGTACGGGCCGCAAAGCTCATGACAGATCCTTCAACATAGAAGCGTACCAACTAGTGCCAAGGTAGGTGATTACCAATAAATCAACAGCGTTCGCGTTAGTAGACAACGTCTCTGCCGTACCACCGGGCCACTTGAAAGCAGCGGGCCACGCCATCGTTCGACTACCTGTCGCATCCTGAGTAAACAGCATGTTAACTGTCTGACCCTGTGCAGGTCCGGTGAGTGTCAGTGTGGTCACATTCTCAGTCAGGGTGCTAGTAAATACGTTGCTCTCTGTCATGTTGGCAGTCAGCGTACCACCGCTGCTAGAAACGGCAACAGGCGCAGTCTGCGCGTGGCCGGTAAAGTTAGCGCCGTCAATCGTTGGGTTTGTGTTGAATACAGCACTACCCGTGCCAGTTTCATCAGTCAACGCGCTCGCTAAATTTGCGCTGCTTGGAGTACCCAGAAATGTCTGAACGCCTACGCCAAGACCGGTTAGGCCAGAGGTAGGTAGACCAGTACAGTTGGTCAGTGTGCCAGAGGTAGGCGTACCCAGTATCGGCGTTACCAGAGTAGGGGAAGTGTTGAACACTGCCAGACCTGATCCGGTCTCATCGAGGAGCGCCGTAGCCAACTGTGCGCTTGTCATGATCAGCGTATTATCGGCTAGGTTTATTGTCTTGTTGGTTAGCGTCTGAACGCCCGTAGTCGTAACAAGGTCAACACCGCTAATCTGCAAGCTGTTAACAATCGTATACCAAGTCTGTTGCAGTTCGTTAAACCGTATCGTAAACGAACTACCCGCGCCAAGTGAGGCAGGAACTCCAACCAGTGTCCCGCCATTGCCGTTGATCGTCAGTGCGCTAATCGTCTGCGTAGAGATAATGATAATCTCTTGGCCGTCATAGCAGTCAGCGACAGGTGGCAGCGTCACAGATCCGGCGGCGAATGTGCCGGTCGGGTTCATGATCAGCCAAATGCTCTGTGATGAAGCGGCCAACGCAATGTTAAACCCAGAGTTGGTAGGCGCGTTAATGACTACCGTGTAATTGGGATCAGCGAAAGTGGTCTGGAAGTATTCGACCAGAGTCGTAATAGATGCCTTTCGAGCGTCACCGTTGCTTGTCGCATAAACTGGCAGTTGATCGCCACCCGACAGGGCGTTAATCGTTGGCAGTTGGTTGATAGTGGGCATGTCAGCCTCCTAGTTATATTCTAATGGACCGTCATCGCCAGCTAATACAGGATCAACAGGTCTGCGTAGGTAGTTATCGTCGTAGTTGCGCCAAGGCTTAGTACCAGCACCCGCAGGCATGGTCCTTGGCAGTTGCTGCTCGTGTGGCTGCGCGAAACTCATCACAACCGTATTGTACGCCATCTTAGCGATGCCCTTAGTATCGGGCATGATCGCCTTACCGAAACTTGGCGCAATCCGAATGCCAAGGTTAGTGTATATCGCTTCGTTCGCTAGATCCGGCACATACGTCTGCTCGTCTAGCCTGCTGTCTTTTGGGGAGGTGGGCAGTGGATAGCCCAACCGTAGACCTTTCGCGTTCCACTCTGCCAACATCGCGTCTAATTTACGCAGTGCTGACTGTAACTGTTCTGGCGTGAGGTCGAAAACGTAGGACGCTAATCCTATCTCCTCAAACGCCTGCTCGATGTACTCTCGCTTGGTCCAACCCATGTTAAGCTCCTAGCGCATCTTCTATTTTTTGCGACAGCTTATTATCTGATGTTCTGCCGTCAAACTTCAAGCCTAATTGATCGGCCTTCTCTTCTAGTTCAACTCGCATGGGTGGCGCGTTATCGTCTGGTATTGCCGGACCCTTCGGAGAAACAGCCTCGACCAGTGTCTCTGACCAACCTTCTGCTAATCTCGCGTCTAACTCTTCTTGCGTGTTCACTGCAACGTATGAGTACGTCTTGCCTGCCGGTCCAAAGTGATCGCCGGGAGACTTGTAGACTAGTGTTGGAATCATTTCTTCGCCTTTTTCTTTGCCCGTCTTGCCGTGTTTAAGGCAATGGCAATCGCCTGCTTCTTTGGCTTGCCAGCCTTCCTTTCTGTCTTGATATTCTTGGAAATTGTCTTCTGAGAATAACCTTTCTTCAGCGGCATAAGCCCTCCTGAAATTGGGCGAGGAGTAACCCCCGCCCAGTTTTCACGCTTTCTACGTCTGTGAGAACAACATGATGCCGGACATCTCTGGCTGCTTGTTCACCACACCGAACAATGTGTCACACCGATACTTGGTGGTCATTGTGTTGATGTCGTAGAACTTCTGCATAACCAGCTCAATGCCGTTATCAGTTGTACCGCGCAGTACCGCAGCGCCTGCATCAGCGGGTACAGAGTACCGACCGGGCAACAGCTCCAGTGAATCACGCTGCCAGAACGGGTTAACAGATGTTGTAACCGTGTTCAGGAATGTGATCGCCGCAGCAGCAGCGCCAGTCACGATGCAGTTCTGGTACTGAGCAGATGCATCAGACGCGACTTGGTTTGAAATAATCCCCGGAGAGATAACCATAGTCGTACCGTTCGTTACCGAAATAACGCGGAAAGTCTTGAGCTGTCCAGTAGACTGCTTAGTGATGTGATGACAAGCTTCAACACCCGCGATTGTAAACGCATCGCCAGCCGCTACGTTAGTAGTGCTAGAGACAGTTACGCTCTGAGTTCTGTTGTCAACGTTAGTAGTACCGCCAGTAACAGCCTGAGTAGCAGCAGGAACTAGGTAGTTCGTTGCAGCGTCTCGAGTGTCAATGGTCAGAGAACCACCGCCAGCAGCAGCAGTAAGACGGTTAGCGTAGTCAAGCTTCAGTGTGTCGAAACCTGCAACCATGCCAACTCTTGAACGCTCGTAAGCTGAATCAGACTTTTCGTTGCCGAAAGATCGTGACGCTTTGGAGAGGTCATTCGCCATACCGTTGTAGTCACGGCTAGACAGTGCTAGGTGACGGTCGTAGTCTGGAACACCCTGCTCGTTCATGATCGCGTCACACTGGGCAACGTCATCATAACCAGTAGCAGCGGCAGTACGCTTAACAACCAGAGTGCCCTGAGCGGCAGCAACGTCCATGATCGCAACGTTGATGTCTGAGGCAAGCTTGTTCTTAGCGGCTGCACCTAATCGGTCTTCCTGCAACGCATCACGCAATTCGAGCGCGTTCAAAGTAAACGGCACAGCCTTGCTGTATGAGATGCTAGATGGAACTGCCAACTGGACGTAGTCGCTGTACAACGCGCTAATATCAGTGCCGGGAGCGGCATTGATTGAAGTGCCGATGTAAGGCATTGGTCGCCAGATGGTGTCGTTAGTACGTTCCATCATTACCTGATCAGTAGTGTAAATACCGACATTCTTGGATAAAACTAGAGCGTCTTGAAAACCCTCTAGGATGTTCTCGAACGCTACGCGTTCTTCTTTGGAAAAGCTATTAGCCATGATTGGCTCCTTTAAATTTATTTAGCCGCTTGTTTCTGCGCTCGTTTGTAGGCCATGACCTTATCCATGTTACCTGATTTCGAGGCTTCTTCTCGCAGTCGTTCTAGGGTTGAGTCCACAGCACCCTTTAGCGGGGCCGTTGCCGAAACTTTACCTTCGGGCCGTGTTGCTGCCTTACGATTTGAAATCTTCAATTGACTCTCCAATTTTGCAACCGCAAAGGCAAACTTTACGGGATCATCTATCTGTGCCAGTTCCTTAGCCTTTTTCGGGTTTTTACCCAGAGCATAGATCACCAACGCAGGGTCTTCAGCACCTTGAATCATTACGCCTTGCTGGACCACGTTAAACGTTTGCTGCGCGACTTCCTCAGCATCGTCGTAGTCTCGCACCTTCAGCTTAGACTTTGCATCCGCATAGCCCTGTAGCTGTTGTTGCCAAGCATCAGCCTGCTGTTGTTCAGCCTGCCTCGCCTGTGCCTGTTGATCGTCTACTGAGCGTTTCCGCTCGTACCAATCAGCCAGTGACGCTTCATATTTATCGGTGTCGTAATCGTGTTGCTCAAGACTTGGTTTGGCCCCTAGTGTGACAACTGGATTGGTCTCAGTAGTCTGGTGGACCTGTGCCTCTAGTTCACGATTTCTTTTCTGTAACTCCCTGTGTGACTTTCTTAACTCGCGGACCCATTCAGGTGCGGGTTCTGGTTCTGGAGGTGGCGGTTCCTCCCCTATGGATACGACTATGTCTTCGGATTCTTCTTCAGAATCTTCAACCCCGCTTGGATCACCATCGACATCTTCGTCTTCAGCGACTTCCTCAAGCTCAAGTTGCTCCTCCTCAAGTGTTTCCTCTTCCTCAAAGTCTATACCCTCTTCTGCCTCATTCATGTTTCTGATCCCTATAAACTCACCCAATTGATCGGCTGGGCGGTTGCCGTGTATCAATTATCACCGTTTTATTAGATAATTACCACTTTTGGAGGTATTGATGGAA